TAACCAAGAGCTGTCTCCCTGCCCAACACTGGTGAGGATGGGGCCACATTTGGGAAGAATTTAACTATCTTCTCAATGTAGATATCCATCCAATCTGCTGACTTCCATAACCCGGACCAGTAAAACTGGTTCCGGAGGGAGACAGCAGAAATAACACCAGTTGCGTCCTGCCGCCGTGTCGGGAGCACTTCACGAACCTTGACGATACTAATGTCATGGCCATGATAGTATTCCCGTCCGCAAGACTCTCTGAACCTTCCGGTCCAGTAAGACTTGCCAACGTTAACTTTGTACCCAAAAGTACTCAGTTCGTTGACGACGGACAGCACATAGTCTTTGGGGACGATCAAATCGTCACCAAAGACGCGCACCTGCTTCCGAAAACGGTTGACCGCCGTTCTGGAAGAAAGCGGAGCACTAAGCTCCCTTTCAATCCCAAGAAAGATGATGGTAAGGAAAACCATCGCCTCAACTGGGAAGCAGAGAGCGGAACCCATAGACGCGAACTTGGCAAGGCGTTGAACGCCATAACCAGGTACGTCAGCCTTCCTTGACCTAGTCGCCTGGACAGCCTCCAGCAATAGAGGGTGTCCTGCGAAAAGAGCAAGTACATGCTGATTCGAGACACGATCGGAAGCTTCGCTAAGATCTAGCGTAGCCAGTTCCCCGCTGAGGGAACCAGACTGGGCCAAAACCCGATTAGGGGTCTGGTCATCAGAACCGATAACGGTAGAGAGGAAGTCATCCCTCTTCAAACCGTCAAGAATCACACGCAAAAGTGCCTGCTGCATATATTGCATATGCGCGGGCTCGATTGCGATGATTCTTGGAGTCTTGAGCGTTTTAGGAACTGTGATAACCTTAACAGGTATCTCAGCTCCGGGTTCGAGGAGTTCGACATGGTCCACGGAACCACTATAACAGTGGGCCGTCGCAGATTCGCCGTAACAGCGAGGCTGCCAAGAGTCCAATTGGAAATTTGGACTCGGGACCAGGTAGTCTTCAGAACGGAAAACGTTCTGAAGCCTAGTGGTCCAGGTTCGCTGAGAATACTTAGCATTACTGCTAAGCTTATCAGCGACAGCGCCTGGGCCGTGCTTAGGGATAATGTTTCCGAGGGATAGACGTCTGTCCATCCAACGGAAAACATCACCATAAAGCACATCAGACATACGCTGAAAATCCTCAAGAAATTGGGGATCCAGTAGTGAGTCTGATACTCGAACTTCCTGCTCACATTGAATGAATTCCGACATCGCACGCCTCTCGCGACCAGGTGTTACCACCTGGTTGGACGACCTTTCGGCCGTCCTCGGGAGGGCGATCTTGCTAAACATCAGCGTTAGCTGACGTAAAGCATAGATTGCTTCGATGTCAGGATCATCCAATAGTGCGCCACTACAAGGATCGAACACACGTCCAAGGAAACCTTGCAGAAATGCAGGGAGACCAGTAAGACGATTCCTCTTAAAAGAGGGAACGTCCGAAGGGACGACGAGACCTTGGTCCAGCCATTTTTGGATGGCCTTTCCAAAGTCCGCCAGGGTTATCGCCAAAAACGGTAACCCCTCGTGTTCAGTCCGACTCACGACAGTTGTTATGTCGCGAGTGGCGCTAGTGCAACATCTCACAGCCAATTCTTTGGCTGTGATGGACCAGAGTGACGTCAGGCTTTTCATAGTCCCCCTTTAATTCAGAGGTTGACTAATCCCTAGCTCTGTCGTCTAATGTTGCTCAGCAGAACGTCGGAAAAATGCCTTACCAGGAATAACAAGGTAATTAATTACCATGTAACGCCTGGTAGACATCTTCCAATGATCTGCCAAGTCAACCACAGGTAAACTAGCAACCATTAACGGTTGCCAAGAATACCTCACTTGCCAGGTAAGCCGCATTGATGGCCGCCACCGCAATCACTAGGAATTTCCTGGTGAACGCGACGCGCGGACCACTATCAGTGCGGCGTCTTCCAAGAGAACCATGTTCTCTTCGAGGACGAATCTGATCTCGACGTCGTCCTTCCGGACTATGTCGAGAGCCAGAATTATCCGGCGACACGGTGACGTCAGTTCGAAGGCGTGTAGAGCCAGAGATCTACGATCAGTAGACCTAGGACTCACCGCCCAAGAGCTTGACAATCAGCGCGTCCGAAGATGCGGAAAACTGGGTTTTGAAGCCAGTGTAAACCGCAAGTGCTTCGGCAGCCGTATACCCGGCCGGCGGAAGGTCAAAGACCATGTAATTTGACATGGACACTTTGACATTCTCCGACGGTCGGAACGGATCC